GCACTTGATAAAGCGAAGCCCGTTAAAAAAACTAAAAGGAAACGAGACTATGACCCCGATACCGGACGTCCCCTCAACTAACCTAGAGCCATACCGCACTAGTGATACTCCGTTCGCTGCCTTTCTCCATTACCACGGCCATAAAATCGTGGGAACGAAACAAGACCCGAACGACTATAAACGAGAGGTATGTGTATTCATCTTCACTGATGAGATTCCAGACCTCGAACAACAGTGGCGCTTCGGCAAAGCCACAGGCGACCTGAAGAAATACCACCGCTCACTTAAGATTGTGAACCGTGAAGTAAACCAAGCACGAAAGAAGCGAGAGGAATAGATGAGTACAGTCGCCCTAAATATGATTGTCAAGGATGAGTACGAAGCGGTGGCTCGTATCCTTGCCAACGCAGATAAGTACTTCGATGAAATCAATATTACAGTTTCCGATAAACCCACCGCCAATAAAATAAAAAAGTTTGTAATGCTTAATGCAGATTTTCACGTGAAATGGCGTGAGTGGAACAACCGTTTTGACGACGCACGTAACGCCAACCTCGCCATGTGCACCACTGACTATATGTTTTGGATAGATGCTGACGATTGGTTTGACTTTAGCACAATCCCTGAGCTAGTAAGTATTGCAGACGAAAACAATATCGACGCTATCTTCCTCCCATACAACTACGCACAAGATGAACGAGGCAACTGCGTCACTCGACATTATAGAGAAAGACTGCTACGCACTAATGTAGGGTACGAGTCAAGGGGCTGGGTGCACGAGACCTTTATCACAGACGAACCACACGTTGAGCACAAGATGGATTCTCCGGAAGTTATTCACCGCACATCCCAAGACCACGCTATCGAATCATCTGCCCGTAACCACGACATCCTCGAAGCAGCTTACGCCGAGACTAAAGACCCACGTTACCTGCACTATCTAGGAATGTCTTATTACACAAAGGCTGATTACAAAAAAGCAGCAGAACTACTTAGCAACTACCTTGAAGTAGGTGGCTCCCTCGAAGATACTTACCGTGCGCTCGCAATTATAAGTGAGTGCGCATACCATTTGAAACAACACGATGTCGCACTGGAGTACGCCACCAAATGCGCCACCCTCAAACCACAATATCCAATGGCCTACTGGCTTCTTGCTCAGTACGAAGCAGACCAAGAGAACTGGAAAGAAGCACTTGAATGGATTTATGTATCCATCTCAAAGCCAGACCCACAGACTCTTTCAGTCTGGGACCCAAGCGCCCGTGAACGTGCCATCCTGATTGCAGCACAAGCTGACTTCATGCTAGGCAACTACAACAAAGCCCTTGCTTGGCTCAGGAAGATTCCAAAAAACCCACAAGCCGACGAGCTTTATGACCACTTCAAGAGTGAGGCAGATGCTGAAACATTCGTATCACTCTTACCCAAGATGCGGAAGTTCTTTGCAAATGACCAAGTTCTATGGGAAGCACTATGCGAAGACATGAAGTTTAATACTGCACTCAAGCCACTTCGTAATCTTGCTACTACTCCGAAAACATGGTCTGATAAGTCTATTGTTATCTTCTGTGGTCAAGGCTTCGAAGAATGGGGACCACACACTCTCGACAAAGGAATGGGTGGCAGCGAAGAAGCTATTGTTTACCTTGCTCCTGAACTTACAAAATTAGGCTACGACGTCACCGTCTACGCTGAAGCAGACTTAGAACAAGACGGCGTACACTGGCGACCATGGAGAGAGATTGATACACGTGATAGTTTCAACATATTTGTCTCATGGCGTCAACCCCAGTTCCTTGAAACTGTCAATGCAAAGGTGAAGCTCGCAGACATCCATGACGTACTACCAAAAGAAATGATTAAAAACTATCCTGACGTCACCTATCTATTCAAATCAGACTACCATAAAAACCTTTACGGCGACGTAAAGTCTGCCGTCATAGGTAACGGTATAAAAAAGGAACAGTTCAACCAATGAAGAAACAAATAATTCCCGGCAAAGAAGCAAAAATCCAACTGCTTGAAGGTGCCAAGCTCCTTTACGAAGCAGTCTCTACTACCCTTGGCCCAAAAGGACAAAACGCTGTTATTCAAGCCTATGGCGAGCCAATCGTCACCCATGATGGTGTCACGGTCGCCAAGGCTATTGAAGACGTACTAGACGCAAGCCCCGGCGCTCAGGTTGGTATTGAAATGATTAAAGCATCATCCAGCAAGACAAACGACAATGTCGGTGACGGTACCACCAGCTCAACTATACTCGCTTACCACCTCATTGATGGAGGTATGAAGATGATTGACGACGGCATTAACGCTATGGTACTCCGCAAAGAACTTAATGACGCATCAAAACAAGCCCTTAAAGAGCTTGAAGAATTATCTATGCCAGTAAGCACCGAACAGGAAGCCATTGAAATTGCTACCATCTCTAGCGAGAACAAGACAGTTGGCAAAGAAGTAGGTCATATGTACCACGTCCTTGGAAAAGACGGAATGGTTGTAGTCGAAATAGGCACCAAGCCAGTTACTGAATACGAGATCGTTGAAGGCTATACATTTGACCGTGGGGTCGTAAGCCCAATGATGATTCGTGAACCCCGCACCCAGAGCACCACCATAAACAACCCCGCAATTCTTGTTGCAAATCAAACCGTAGGCTTCCGTGATACAGCCCAGCTGATGGAAAAGCTTTACAACGAGGGACAAGACGGTCTAGTAATCATCGCCAACGATTTTAAGAACGACCTCCTTGACGAAGCTGTAAAAAAGACTGGAATGTTCGACATTATCTGTATTAAGTCACCTGGCTTTGGAGACAACCGCATCGAACTACTCAAAGACATTGCTACCCTTACGGGTGCTGTACTTGTGGGCACAGGAATGAAATACAATATACTCGACCTAAACCCTGCCTCTCTTGGAACCTGCGAAGAACTTGTCACTACCCAAGTCGAAACCGTCCTTACCGGCGGAAAAGATGTTTCTAAGTACATTAAAGAACTTGAAGCAAAGATGGAAATGATAAAGGGTGAGTTTGAGAAGGACAAAATCTCCTCACGTATAGCACAACTACGTGCTAAGGTTGGCCAAATCCGTGTCGGGGGAAATACCGAAATGGAAGCCGAAGAACGCAAGTATCTTGTTGATGATGCTGTCGCAGCCACAGAAGCTGCTCTAAAGGACGGAATCGTCCCAGGTGGTGGAACTACGTATATCGAGCTTGCAAAGCGCCTAGGCGGCTCTACAAAAGGCTCAGAGCTACTTAAGTCTGCACTTGAAGCTCCGTTCCGTGTCCTTATGGATAATGCTGGCCATCGTTCTGGCATGAAGCTTGCTGAACTAATGGAACTTCCATTCGGCACAGGCTTTGATGTAATGGGCACCGGAGAACCAGTCGACCTAAAAGCACACGGGGTTATCGACCCTGTCACCGTCATTAAACAAGCCATCACTAACGCTGTCTCAGTTGCAGAATCTGTTCTGACGACTGGCGTATTAATCACTAACCAGAAAGAAAAGAATGAAAAAGAGGAAGAATAGTGTCTAATCTTTGCAAGGGCCCTGAAGCAAAAGGCAGGTGGAAGGGTGGTCGTCGCCTCGACAAATCAGGCTATGTTCTTATCTGGATGCCAGAACATCCTTCCGCAGAATCCCAGGGCTACGTTCGAGAACACCGACTAGTCATGGAGTCGATTCTGGGTAGACTGCTAAACCCTGACGAAGTAGTACACCACATAAATGAATTAAAATCTGATAATCGTCCAGAAAATCTGGCTTTAATGACAGCATCAGAACATATGAGACACCATTCGTCCTCCAGGAATAGCAAGGTACCCATGAACTGCTTACACTGTGGTAAAGAATTTATGATATTCCCCAGCAGAATTGGCAAAAGAAAAACATGTTCATATAGTTGCATGGGTAAATTTAATATGTTAAGGAGAAGCAATAATGAAAAAACGCCCCAACTCAGTGGGATATTTTAGTGCGTATTACAGGGGTCTCGAAGCTTTGCTCGGAATGTGGCCTAAAATTAGAGCAGCTGTACCCGATGCGACTCTCGACGTCTACTATGGTTGGGAATCCTGGCTTGCTTTACAGGGAGAAGACGACTTCTACGAACGAATGGAAAAGATGTTCGCTCTGCGGGCAAGTGAGGGAGTCACCGTACATGGTCGAGTCTCACACACCGAGCTCGCTAAAGCGATGGGAGAAATACAAGTCTGGGCTTACCCCACTGAGTTCACCGAAATCCACTGCATTACAGCCCTTAAAGCACAAGAAGCAGGATGCTACCCTGTCACAACAAACGTTGGGGCTCTAGCAGAAACTGTACAGTCCGGAGTTAAGATACCAACTAAAAGGATTTACACCGATGAGTATAAGCAAGAAAAATTCATACAAGCTGTGGTGGCTGCACTCAAAGAGGGCAAAACTGGCACACCGGTTCCACATACCGACTGGTCCAACATAGCCGCCGCCTGGGACGAGGTCATTAAGAATGGTCGGTAATGCTAGACAAAACGATAAAAACTTTACACCAGAAAACTACGAAGGATTCTATGAACACCACTATTTCGAGCCACTCTCAGAAGAAGCAGCCTTTAACGCACACGAACTCATCCCCCGCTTCGGCTGGGCTTTTGACAAGGTTGAAGAGATCAAGCCAAAGAATCTTCTGGACCTTGGGTGTCTTGACGGCTCTTTTGCGCTTACTATTGCTAAACACTTTGGCATCCCGGTCACCGGAATCGACCTCACCCAAGACGGCATCGACATTGCGAGAGAACGAGCTGAAGCTCTCACAACACCAGCAATCTTTCACCAAGGAACCGTCGAAGACTGGCTCCAGCACTTTATCGACAACGGAATCAAATTCGAATGCATTACCTTTTTCGAAATAATTGAACACGTAAAAGACGTGCAACACTGCCTCCGCCTTATTGACCAAGTACTCGCCCCCGGTGGGCACGTCCTTGTCTCAACACCCGAGTTCGAGTCACCTACCTATGGTATGGATGACGAAGAAAACACTTGCCACATCCGACTCTATACTATGAAAGATGAAAGCTATTTTGCTGTCAACAAACATGGCACCAAGCGTTGGGCAACAAGCATCACCAAAGAGATCGGCAAAGAACGCATCAAAGAAATGGGCGTCTATTCAGAGCTGATAAACGTACACTATCAATAAACATTTGTCAAGACTTGACTTTTTTGATATAATGTGTGTCAAAGATACAACACAAAAAGTCTCTTCAAAAACAAAAAGGAATTAAATGGCAAACCGAACCCAAGCGAAGAAGGCTTCTATCTGGAAGCAACGCTATGAAAACCGAGTTCAAAAACTCAGCCCTATGTTTACTGATGCCCAAAAGTACTACGACATTATGTATGCCGTGCAAAGCACTACTAAGATTTCTCCATGGAAGTCCAAAGTATATTTACCTATCCTAGCTAGCAAGGCTTGGGATCTTATTTCACGCATGTCAGATGTTGTGCCGCTGTTCAACGTAACCGTCAAGAACGAACTTGAGATGGACGACGAAAACGGCGTATTGCAAGTTCCCGAAGTTGTAAGCCAGCGCCAGAAACGTATTGAAGCCAAACTGCACAACGATTATAGCTGTGGTTACGATGAACCTATGAAGCTAAAAGTATTCGACCCACTCGTCGACGCTGTTGTTGCCGGAACTGGCTATGCCTACGCACCATGGGTGCTCGAAGAGCAAAAACAAAATGCTCGCCCGTATGACGAGAATGGCATGATGGATAATACTAGAGTTGTCAAGAAGACGACTCAAAAAGGCCATAACGGCTTTGAGGGTATCAACTTCTTCAACGTCTTACCTGGTGATGCTTCAAGTTTCTACAAAGCTCCGTACCTTATTATCGTTGGCGAAAAACCAAAGGTCGATATGGAGCTCATGGGTGTGTACGACCAAGACGCTCTTGATCGTTGTGACACATCATTCCAGCGAGACCAGTACGAATTATATAACGTCTCACGCAACCGAATCGTAAACGAACAAGACTCTGTCGAAAAAGATGACACCGTCGACATGGTGACGTATTACGAGTGCTACGAACGAACCTCAAAAGGCCTAGAGTTAACCACTTACGCAGAGGGCAAATCACCTGACGGCGATACAGAAAACAGCCCATGGGTTATGATACGCAAACCGTCATACCCCTACTGGCACAACATGTATCCAGTCGTACCGTTCTATTGCCGTAAGAAATCCTACAGTGTCTTCGGTGAATCTCTCTTTGAGAACAACCGAACCCTACAGTCCGCCACAAACGACCTCTTCAACCACTACCTAGACAACTGGAATCTGTCCATTGAGTCCATGATTATGTACGAAGACGGCTCTCTCACGAATGACTTTGTTATCGAACCGGGAGGTGAAATCACCTTTACCGGCGAACCACCTAAGCAGTTCAAGTTCCCAGAACCAAACCCAACACAACTCAGTGTTGTTATGAACGTCATTGAAAAGGGTGTAGAAAATGCCACCTTTAGTCAATACGCATCAGGCGTACCAAGCTCCGCTTCTGACAAGACGCAAGGCACTGCCTATGGTGTAAAGAGTATCACCGAAGCTGCGACTACTAAGATTGGCTTCTTCCGGGATAACTTCAAACAATCCATGAAGATGGTTGGCAAGATTTGGCTTTCAAACCTCCAGCAATTCTCAGATGACCCCGAAGAACTCCGCCGTAAAGAGAACGGCCGCACTGTCCCAGACATCATCATGCCATCTGATTATCAAGGTGAAATCGACCTAGACATCGACGACGACTCTATGACTCCGCTATCTAGGCAGGACAAGCGCGATGCTCACCAGGCTTTCATGGTAGAGGTCGGGGCTATACAAGATAGAGCCATCACGCAAGCAGGGATATTCAAACAAACTTCTGACATCCCACGCTTCAACTTTAATGAAATGGTTGAAGATGTCGCAGACCTTTACTCAATCAAAGAAGCTGACCGATACATGCTGGACAATAAAGTGGAGATACCACCAGAACCCGTTCAGGACAACACGAAAGAACTCCTTAACTTCAGCTATAAAGATGCACCACCAGATATAAAGGCACAGATTGAAGAGAAGTTTGACTTCCAACCTTCATCTATGCACGATAGTACGCTTACAAATGAAGCAATTAAAATGGGTGCTGAGCAAGCACAAATAGAAAATGGGGACCCAAATGCCACAAGACTCGAATCAGGAAACCAACCAGTCGGACAACCCGCTGGAAGAGGAAATAGCCCAGCTGGAAAACCAGCTTAGAGAAGCAAACCTAGCCACGGCGTTCACAGAGACCGCCGGTGGCATGCTTGCTATTAAATTAGCTACACTAGAAATACAGAAGCTTGTCAATGATGTAACGTCAGACAAGTATCTTAAAGACCACCTTGGCTATGTCAATGCACTTGCTGCGTTAAACGCACGGAAAGACTGGCTAAAGCGTATCCAAATCGCAGGGTCTCCTATCCGCAAACGCAAGATTAACGAGAAGCTGGCAGAGAAAAATGCCTAGAAAGAGCTGGCACGAGCCGGTTGTCAAGGCTCCTGGTATGAGAGACTACCTACTCCGAAGTAAATACGGTATCGACAGTGACGACTACTACGACATTCTTGCAGCTCAAGATGGGCTTTGTGCCATCTGTTCCTCTGATGATATATGCAAAAGATTTCTAGCTGTTGACCATGACCATGATACGGGCGTCGTCCGCGGACTACTCTGTACCAAGTGCAATGTTGGTCTTGGTCTCTTTGGAACAGTGGAGAATCTATGCAATGCCATAGCATACTTACAAAATCATAAAGAAAATAGTTGACATGCAAGAAGAAACAATGTATAATAAAGACCAAGATGATTCAAATGTAGTCGTTAAGATGGACGAACAAGTCCCTGTTAACGACACCTCTTGTACACATCCGGAACTTGTTCCAGACCCCGATGATTCCATCGGAGATGCAGTGATGCATATGTGTGCCAACCCCAAATGTGGCGTCGGATTCTACTTAAAGCCGACAGATAAAAACATTACGTAAGGCTTTTATAGCTTACATGGAGACAACATGGAACCCAATGAAGTAAGTGACGTTTTTGGCGTCATTGATACTGAAGAGCACGTGGTACCTGCAACACCCGCAGCTAAAGAAGAAAAACCAAAACCAGCAGGGGAACCTGCAAAACCGGTCGAAACTACCGACACAGATGACGAACGAGTCGAAGATACCCAGGACTTTTCCCGGCTACCGAAAGACGAAGTCGAATCCACTGAAGAAGTAGAGACACCAACAGAAACAAACACAGAAACAGAAACAAAGACAGAGACCGCAGCAATTCCAGAAGTTGACTGGAAAGCGACGCTCCCCCCACCTCCTGCTCCTTACAATGGTCCCGTACCAGAAGTAAACGAAGAAGGACAGATTACTAACATGACACCTGCGGAGTACCAACGGTACATCATAGAGTCATCAAAATCTGAAATGAGGGAAGAATCCTACGCTGCATACGTTGAAAATACAGCCTTAGAGCAAGCCGAAAAAATCCTTCCAGAACTCAAAACAAGTCCAGAAGTCCGGCAGCTCGTACAAGCAACTCGTATCGCAAGCGTATACAATGGAAAGCAAATAGACTCATATGAAGCAGCGAAGCTCGTGAAAGCAGCTTTAGGGATTGCTCCCGAAAAGATTGCAGCAGCGAAAGCGGAAGGTGTTCAAAACGCTAAAACGCATATCGAAGTCCAGAAGCTATCCGCCGTTGAAACAACAGGGGCTACCCAGAAGAAAGTTGCAAAACCTAAATCTGATAACCTAGACAAACGCCTCCGTGCCGGAGATGACGAAGCGTTCGCAGAACTATTTGAATCTTGGAACGAATCAGGCAAACTTTAAACCGTTAAACAAAAAACAAACAAAAGGAAAACAAAATTATGGCAGTAGGTGGATATGTATATACTTACCCTGACGTAGCTCGTCGTGAATCACTTCTTGACGCTATGAACATGCTAGAACCAACTGATACACAGCTCTTAAGCGGTATCATGCAAGGTGCAGCAACTAACACTCTTCACGAGTGGACAGTCGACACACTCGAAGCTGTTGGCGACAACGCACAGCCTGAAGGTGGTGACGCCCCAGCTGACGCTTCAACAGACCCAACCCGTCCACAGAACGTTACGCAAATCTTTGCGAAGACAGCTAAAGTTACCGGCTCTGAAAACGCTGATAACCTAAAGCGTGTATCTGGCAAACGAATGGCTCGTGAACAAGTTAAGAAAATGAAAGCCCTTAAAAACGACATTGAGTTCGCTCTTGTTCGTGGAACCATCGCCTCTGGTGCTGCTTCTAACACGGCTGCTAACGCTCGACGTCTACGTGGTGTTAAGTCTTGGATTACTACCAACACTTCTAACTACTCAGGTGTTTCACTTACGGAAACTATCTTAAACGATATGTTCGAAGTACAGTGGGCAGCTGGTGCGCAGTCTGACTCTGTCTACTCAAGCATGAAAGGTAAGCGACGTGTAAGCGCCTTTACCGCTGGTGCAACGAAGCAAGTCGACATCAAAGACCGACGCCTTGTCCTCGCAGTTGACGTTTACCAAAGCGACGCTGCTAAGATGGTTAAGCTCTTCCCACACCGTCACGTAACCATCTCTGGTGATTACGGTACAACTGCGACTCCTGGTTTCGACCTCTTGTCTCTAGTTGAAGACACGTGGGGTACTGCATGGTACCGACGTCCGTTTACCAAAGACCTCGCTGAAACAGGTGACTACACTGCTAAGGAGATAATCACAGAATTAACTCTCGAAGCACGTAACCAAACTGCAAATGCGCAAGGTCGCGTATTCTTTTGATCCATTAGGGTTACTAGAACCCCTCTCTTCGGAGGGGGGAACGATGGAGAACTAAATGGAACTGACCCCCGAATTAAAAGACAAATACCTAAAGGCTATCAAGCGCATCGAGGAAGCAAAGCGACCCGAGAAGTGGCGACTGATAAAGAAACTGACCCTAGAGCTCAAGCCTTGGCTCGTCGATGTAGAAGCAGACTTCGCAGAAGCTTGCAAAGAGATGAGACTCAAAAATGAGAATAAGTATGCTGCCTCTAAATCAGGCGCTATGCGGAATACCATGAAGCTCTTTGCTCCTGTCTACGAGGCGATGATAAAACTCGACCCAGAACTACAGATTGAAATGTCCGGCAAGAACAAGGGTGCACAAGAACTAATCGGCAAGCAACTTTATGAGGCTTTCCCCGAATACCGTATTGCAAGGATATATTAAATGTCACAGTTTTCACAAAATGATTTCCTAACAACTCTTGCCTACCTCCTGGGCGAGAAAAGCGTCAATGCCACAACAACCGCACCACGTGCGGATTTTATTCAAGAGACACTTAACGAGGCTTACTCAGCGTACCCATGGCGCTTCGCTCGAGCCAACGCTACCCTTACTATCTCGAATGGCATAGCCACCCTCCCTACTAATTATGACGATAACCAAGGAAGCTACGCCAAGTTCAACAACGGCTCTGATATTCGCCTTGACCCTATTGACGAGGACGACTCTGGCGCTGTAGTTGACGGAGATCGTGCTCAGTGGGTTGAGTCTATTGACGGCGACCGCTACCAACTGATAACCAAAGACTCTGACGTTACAACGGTACTGTTCCGCTACCAAACCCGCGCCCCTATTCTTGACTCTGCCGGTACTATTACTACACCATATCCCAAGAAAATGACAATAGCCCTCGGCAGTAGGCGATGGGTGAAGCTTGGCCAAAACCCAGACGCTGACATCTCACAAGATGAGGCTATCTTCCAATCGAAACTATCTCAAGACATCGCATCGCACCAAATACCGGCACCACGTAAACGCCGACGTACGGCTCAACAACAAACAGGACGCTCTACAGGAGACTGGTAAATGTCTCGCCGTAACGAAAACGCTCTTCCAAAGAAATCGGTTAAACCACCACACCGGCTTGTTGTGATGAACCCTTCTAAAGGTCTTAATAATCTTGTATCTCCCTCGCTCATAGATAACAAAGAGTTCTCTGACTTAATGAACGTAGAGTATGACGAAGGTGGCGTACTCCGTAAGCGCTTCGGCTATACTACCGTAGGAGACGCCCTTGTTGCTGCACGTGGCCTTGGTGTTTATAGAACAGAATCAATCAACCAGTTAGTCACCATCGACGGCACAACGCTCAAGAAGTACACAGGCACAACCTGGGCTACTGCAGCAGGCGCAACCTTTACCGCAGGCAACGATGTATACTTCACGCAAGCGCGATTCAAGCTGTTCGCATGGAATGGCGTGGATGGTGGGGCTCATTATGATGGCACTACTGTCGTACGCCCTGGCACAATGCCAAAGGCAAAGTTCTCTATCTACTACCAGTCCAAGCACATCGCTTCTGGAGTTGAGGGGCAACCTAACCGTGTTTATATTTCTAACCTATCTGACGCTACCGACTTTACTGTAACCACCGCAGGCACACAGCCACAACCAGACTCAACTACTGACGCAGAAAACGGCATCACTAACGTCCCTGGCGCAACAGTATTCGCTGGCACCCCAGCACTGACAGAAGCCAACGTTATTGACATCCGTAAAAATGATGGTGATAAAATAACAGCTATTGGTATCTTCCAAGACGTTGTTATCATCTTCAAAGAACGCTCAATTTATCAATTGACATTTGACAGTTCAGGTAACCCAACGGTCACCCCTATTACCTACGCAACAGGGTGTGTCTCTCAAAAGAGTGTCCGTGCCGTTGAGAATGACTTGTACTTCCTATCCCGTGAGGGTGTTCGTGTGCTAGGTAACGAACCCCAATATTTTACAGCTATACGAACCAACGTTCTTTCTATCCGTATACAACCTACCATTGACAGTATTAATAAAAGATATTATAACCGTGCAAACGGTATGTATTTTGACAACAAGTATATTCTTGGCATAGCCACTGGCTCAAGCTCTATTGATAGGTGTATTGTCTACGACAAGAGATTCCAAGCATTTACTCTATGGAAAAACTTCAACGCACAAGACATGGTGCGATACATAGACAGCATAAACAACGAATACCTCTACTTCCTCGACGATACGGGAACTCAAGTATATCAGCGCTCAGTTGGTACGTATGCCGACAATGGCGTTGCGATAGAAGCGTGGGTAACCGGCAAGGCTCAAGACATAGGCAACCCCGACATTACCAAGTTCTGGGTAGACCTTCGTATGATTTTCCGACGACTCTCTGGCCAGATGACGTTTACTGTCTATCAAGACGATTCAGCTACTGTAGGAACAGCGGTCATCGGTTCTGGTTCAGCAAGGGGCATGGGGCTTAACCAGCTTGGTAGATTTGGGCTGGGAACCGATGGAGAAACGTCCGTCGCTACCACATCTTTCGTCGACGCCCCACAGTCAATAGGTCTTAACTTAGATTCTCGTACCATCAATTTCAAAATATATAATAACCGCGTAAACGAAAACTTCGTGCTGCTTGGGTTTATCTACGCATATTATCCAAAGAGCCACTATGTATTTGATTCAAGTCGCAAGATTTACTTATAGTGAAATATATGATATAATGTACCCAAATGTATCTCTAAAAATAAACACAGGAATATTAAATTATGCAACCTAACCTACAGGGTGGTTATAACCTCCAAAACAACCCGTACTACTGGACACCTAACAGCACGGCTACCAGCAA